TTATTCCGGTAGCTCGTCGAGTTTCACTTCGAGCTGCAGGCGGTTGGTGTAGCCCTGATTGGTGAGGTCGTGCACCACCTGGGTGAGCAGCCAGTCGGCCTCGTCTATCTGGGGCTTGAATCCCCTGACGGTGGTGGGTTGTTCTGGGTAGAGTTCTGGCCTGCCCCTGGCCAGGGTGATGTCGAACTCGGCCACCCCGCGCTGGATCCGCTCCCACTCTGCCCTGGCCGCCCGCATGGCGTTGGCCTGGTTGGCGTAAACGTGGCGCAGCTCCTTGACGTTCTCGCTGCTGCCGACCAGCAGCTCGTTCTCTTTCTTGTTGACCACGACGCCCGGCGGTAATGGCCGCTCTGGTTTCGGCTTGGCCTTTCTCTTGCGTTTCACCTCGACTTTCTTTTTCTCTGCGGCTTTGTTGTCTTGCCAGTAGGCTGTCACGCCGGTGTAGGCGTCGCGGTCTGCCACTGAGAAGCGGTGCTGATCGCCATCTTGGCGAGTGATGGTGATGGCTGGCAGCGGCAGGCCCTTTGCGGTGGTGCCCTGGCCTGCCTTGATGAACATCAGGCGGCCAGATTTGACGGTAGAGATGGCATCGCACTGGCCAGCCAGGCGGGTGAGGAAGGCCAGATCGCTTTCGTTGGCCTGGTCGATGTGGTCGATCAGCTGCTCCTTGAGCGAGTCACCCACGCAGGGGGTGAGCTGGTAGGTGGTGGCCACCTGTTCGACGATGCTGCCGACGGTGGATTGGTGCCAGCTGCGCTCGCGCAGTTTGTTCATCCCCCCGCGCAGGTCAGCCGATTTGCCCCGGATGGTGAGCACATCAGGGGCACCGCCATGCTCCACTTCGTCAATTTTGAAGGTGCCCTTGTCAACCAGGGCGCTGCCCTGCCAGCCAATGAAGGCGCGCAGGGTGGCCCCGCGGCGTGGCATGTCGAGCAGACCGTCGCTGTCGTCGAGGGTTATTTCGATGGTGTCGGCGGTGAAGCCCCGGTTGTCGGTGATGGTCATCGACATCAGGCGCGGGCGAATGGCGGCCGAGATGTCGTCGCCATCGACAAGTAGTTGATAGACCGGGATCGGGTGGCCATTTATGTGGTCGTTAAGTGGATTCTTCATGCCAGCAAATTCGGCGAGTTCTCCTAGTGTTGCCATTAGAACAGCCCCCCGACTTTACCACCTATCATGGCGCCCATCATGACGCTGCCGCCTAGACGGCCAAGCAGGTTACCTCCCACGCGGCCCAGCAGGCCATTCACTAGGCTGCCATCATTGTTATCTATGCGTTTTAGCTTGATGGTGAACTCGATTTTCCTGGCGCTGCCATCTTGGAAAAACTCGCTGCGGGTAGTGCTGATGCTCTCTATGACGAACGAACCACGCATTACGCCATCGCCCTGGATCAGGGGGAAGGCCCCACCGCTTTCGGCCATTAGGTTGAGCATGTCGAGCGCGATTGGGCCGCCGGTCAGTTCTGGTAACAACACCCCGCTCAGAGTGCTGGTTTCTTCATCCGGCCCTAGAAATTGATAGGCAGGGCGGGCGCCGATCCTGTTATTGCCCGGATGGCGCCATGCCTTTTCGTCTTGTTGGGATTGAGGGGCGACGGTCGAGCGCATAAACACGAACCAGCCCAGGGTCATCATCATGGTGGTTGCTCCTTAGTTGCGATCGCCCAGTGTGGCGCGGCCACGGGCGGCGGCTTGCCGCTCGCGCTTGTCCAATTCGCGGCGCACCTCTTGCGCCACATCGACGGCTGATTGCCCTGGCTGCTGAACGATGTGGATGGGGGCGTTGATCTCTGTGGTTGACGATGCCCCTCTGGTTGGAACTGGCTTGGCAGTCTGCACGATGCGAGGGCCGTAGCTGTACCCGCTGGAGAGCGCTGGCGAGCCAAAGTTTCCATTCAGGTAACCCTGCGTAGAGGCGGTCGGCGCAGTCATCTGGAAGCTCGGCAGTTTCTTCGCCTCCAGAATGCCCAGCGATTCGAGCAGCCATTCGATCCCTTTCAGGAAGGCCTTGAGCGGGGTCAGGGCCAGATTGAAGGCCTCTCCCAGGATGCGGCCGACGAACTGGCCGGCGCTGCCGAACCCTTCCAGCGTTTCTTTGGAAAACTTGATGGGTTCTAGCAGGTCACCAAACCAGCCTGATAGCGCTTTAACCCCGGTACCGATGGCATCAATCAGCGGGGCGAACGGCTTGAAGGCTTCAAAGACTGGGGCAAGCCCGGTCATGATGCCCTGCCAGAGGCCGCTGAAAAATGCGCTGATGGGCTGCCAAAACTTGATGATGGCAATCCCCAGCGCAGCAAGGGCAGCCAATGGGGCAAGGAGTGCCCCTATCGCACCCAGCATGCCGCCAAAGGTTACCCCCAGCACCCCGAAGATGAGTTTCATTATGGCCATAGGCCCCAGCAGGGTAGCGACTGCCAGCGATAGCCCGCCCATGGCGATGGCGATGACCGAAGTCACCGCCGCGACACGTACCAGGGTGTTGGCCAGCTCCGGGTTTTCTTCAACCCAGTGACGAACGCCCACCACGACCTGTTTGATGTACTTGATGATGTCCATCAGTGAGCCGCGCAGCTTCTCGCCAAGGTCGGCTTTCACGTTTTTTATCCCGGCCTGCAGGATCAGCCACTGCGATGAGAGCGAGTCTTTGTCGATGTCTGACTCTCGCTGCATCGACCCCTTCGACTTCTCGGCGTTCACCAGTTTCAACTGGCGATAGAGCTCGTCCAGGTTGTTGGAGAGCTTGGCCGCGTCTTTGCCGTATTCCTTGCCGAATATCTGGGTGGTGACCCTGAGCTGGTCCTCGGCGTTCAGCGTTTTGATTTTCTCCAGCACCTTGGTGATGGTGCCCATGGCATCGGTGGCCATGGCCTTTTCTACAGCGGTTGACTGCATGCCGATCGCTTTCATCCCGGCCTGGAAGCGCTTGCTTTGCATGGTCGCGATGGATAGCTCGCGCACCATGGCGTTGGAGGCACTGGCGGCAATCTCCGGCGCAGCCCCCAGGCTGAGGAAGGTAGAACCCAGGGCGGCGGCTTTGCGGAAGTCGAGCTTGTCGGCCACCCCGCCCAGGCGTTGCAGCACGTCGATGATGTCGGCGCCCTTGGATTGGGCGTTGTCGTCGAGGTAGTTGATGGCATCGCCGAGCTCTTCGATGTTGCCGATGGGGATCTTGTAGAGGTTGGCGATTTTGCCCATGTCTTCGGCGAGCTGGCCGGCCGGCAGTTCAAAGGCGGTAGCCGCCTTGGCTGAGGTTCTGGCGAACTTGAGCAGGTTCTCTTGACCTTGCACCCCCATGCGGGCGGCGCCTTCAACCAGTGCTGCGATGTCGATCGCGCCGTTGAGCTGGGGGATCTCTTCTGAAATGGCCTTTATCTCTTTGGCCATGTCGTAGTAGACGGAGGTCAGTTCGCCTGAATCTGTTCTGGCGCCATCCACCTGTTTGGCCACCCCCTTCATGGCATCTTCAAAGTTGGAGTACTCCTTGATGGCGCTGTAAACCGGCATGCCGATGGCGGTACCAGCGGCGATAGCAGTGGCGCCGTGGCCGGCAATCTGGCCGCGCAGCTCCTGAGTCTGCCGGTAGCTGGCCTTGACCTGGTTGAGGCGCTTTTGCTGGTCAGCCAGCTGACCCAGCTTGGCGCGCTGAGAGTCGAGCACGGTGTTAGCCGCGGCCAAATCGGTTTTCAGGCGGCGCTGTGTTTCGCTGAGGTTGCTGGTGTTGATGCCGCTCTTGCGCATCGCTTCACCCATCTGAGCATGACGGGTGATCATTTCTCCTTCTTTGGTCTTGAGCTGGTTGAGGGCTTTCTCGGCCTTGTTGAGTTCGTTGATCATCAGGCGGGTTGGCTTTGGGGTGTCGGCAATTTTGCGCTGCAGTTCGCTGAATGAACCCTCGGCCTGTTTCAGCTTTGCCTTGGTTGCGCCAATCTGGGCGCCCAGCGTCTTGTAGCCTTCGATTTGTCCGGCTTGGGTTTCGAGGTCGCGGATTTTCTTCTTGGTGTCTACCAGGTCTTTGGCGGTCAGGCGGCTCTGGCCGCTGACCGCTTTGAGGGGGGCGGTGAGCTTGTCGACCGCCCCGAGCAGGATTTGGAGTTTGAGAGGGTTCATTGTTCTTCTGCCCCGTTGATGCGGTTGTGAGTCTCAACGAGGCTTTGGTGCCAGCCCATCAGCTCGCTGATTTCCATGGCCGCCATCTCGGACGGCGGCCAGTGGGCGATGATGGCGATCTCGGCCATCAGGTCGTCTACGCAGTGAGGTAGGCCTCCTGCTGCGAGCCCATCAAAAAACCGACCACCACCACCCCGGCTTTGAGCAGGTCAGCCGGGTCCATGTCGTTCACTTCCTTTTCGGTCAGGTCGGTGATGCGGGGCAGCAGTTTGATGAGGGTATCGACGTTCATCTGGACGATGTCCATGGTGTTTAGCCCGCGCAAGTGGCCCGCCTTCTTGGGGCTGCGGATGATCAGGCTGTTGAGGGTGCTTTCGCCGCGCTGGATCGGGGTGTCGAGGGTGATTTCTTTCTGGTCCATGGTGCTTGTTCCTGTTGTGGATGTGGTTAGGGCGGCGCTTTCTGTTGGGATAAGGGCCGCCCGTTGGATGGGTGAAAGGTTAGAGGCCGATGGCTTTGCGGTGTTCTGCCATGCGGTCGACGCCGTCGGGGCCGATCTCGATCATGTTGAGCAGGTCGATCTCATGGATGAGCCTGCCGTCGACGGTCAGTTTGTAGTAGGTGTTGACCATGCTGATCTTGGCTTGGGTGTTGTCGCCCATTTTTGCGGAACCCCAATCGATCTCTTTGAAACGGCCACGGGTGACCACTTCAACAGATTGGGTACCGCCCATATCATCCCGTTGGATCGAGCCGTAGAAGCGCAGCGCGACGCCGTCAATCAGCCCATTCCCCATTTTGCCGATGATGTCGGCGCTGTAGCCGCCCATGGTGAACGAAGTGTCGAGGGCGCTGTCATCGAGCCCCATGTCGATGTTGACGGCACCGGGCATGCCGCCGCCCCGATATGTCTCGAATTTGCGGCCGAGTTTGGGGAAGGTGAACTCTTCCGCTTCGCCGATCCAGTTGGTGCCGTCGGTGAAGATGTTGAGCTGTTTGACTTTTCTTGGCAGTGCCATGGTGGCTCCTTATGCTGCGGCTGCGACGCGGGCGCCGAAGTCGATGAGGTAGGTGTCGGTGATGCGCTGGATGAAGCCGAGGTCTTCGAGCGGCGGCACCGGGGTGTAGTTGTAATCGATGCGCAGCTTGCCGGCCTTGAGGGTGTCTTTGTCGTTGAGCTCCTCGTTGTACCAGCAGTCAAAGCCGAGCAGGTAACCGCCTGCCACCAGTTCGCGGCCCTTGGCCTTGATGCCATCGATGATGTCTTTCACCAGGGTGGGGGTGAGCGGCTTGTCGTTGGCCCACATGTGGGCCTCGGCCATGGTGTCTGCCAGGATCTGGGCGGTGCGGGTGTAGTTCTCGAAGGCGAACAGCGGATCATCGGAACAGGTGCGGTTGCCCCAGTAGCGGAAGCCATCGGCCCGGATGAGGGCGGTGATCTCGTTGGCGTTGAGCAGGCCGACTTCGGTGTCGGGGTCTTGCAGATCCCAGAACAGGGCCTTGGTCATGCCGTCGACCCCGGTCACGCCTACGTTCGACAGGGTCTTGTGCCAGCCGATCTCTTTGTCGATGAGGGCGCGCATGGCGGCGGCCTTGAGGCAGGCATCCAGTTTGACGCTGGCATTGGCGGCCACGTCCCAGGTAGTCCAGTCGGCATGCACCAGCATCAGCTCACGGCTGCTGAAGTTTTCGCGGTAGGCGAGTGCCGCCTCGACGGTTTCGGCGATGGTCGGCACGTAGGCAAAGGCGCGCAGCTTCTTGGCCATGCCCGCCAAAGCGGTAGCTACCGGCAGGGTGCAGTTGTCCGGCACGCAGAGGATGCGCGGCTTGACGCCGGTCATCGGGGCGGCCCGTTCCAGCGCCTTGAGGCCGGTGTAGCTGCCATCTGGTTTGATGGTGCCGATGATGTTGCTGGTCAGGGCGGCCGCGTCGGCGCCATCTGCCACGCGCACGGCGATGACGATGGTGTTGACGGTGTCATAGATGGTTTGCAGTGAGCGCTTGAGGTTGCCCTGGGTGCCAGCCTTGGCGATGGCCGCCGGCAGGTTGGCGATCAGCACCGGTTTATCGAGCGGGAAGTAGGCGGCATCCGCATCGGAGCTGGTGCAGACCAGGCCGATCACCGCTGTGGCGACGGTGCGGATGGTGCGGGTGCCCTCGTTGACTTCCACGACGCGCACGCCGTGGTGAAATTGGTCCAGTGCCATAGGTTCTCCTGTTGTCCGGACGGAGCTTTTGCAAGGAAATGCGAGCATGGTCAGGATGCAGGGGCAGGGGATGGCAGGCGAGCAGCGGCCAGTGTATCCGGCGTGGATACACTGGATCGGCGGTGACAAGGGGTTGATGTGCGGCAGTAACGAAACACCCCGCACAGGGCGGGGTGTGGTTGGTTAGATGACCTTATCCGGTTCGGCGGGCCATTGCGGCGACTCTGGCCAACCTGGCTGCTCAGGCACGAGCGTTAGCTCGTAGAGGCAGCGCTGCCAGTCTGACAGCAGCTGTGTGTGTTCCGGTTTGGCGTAGCCGCCATCGACGGCGGGTTTGAGAATGGCGATCTGTTGGTTTGCCATCTGTACTTTGTTATCCAGCTCAAGTTTTGCCATAGCATTAGCATCCTTGGATGGTGGGGATGACAGTATCGGGCAGCCATTTTCGTCACTGACGATCACCTTTCCATCACTTTGGCCTTCAAACAACTTATCATACAGCTCTTTGCTTATTTCAATTGCGTCATGTGGGATGGCTTCTCCATGAATATCTTTGTCATAAAAACCACCTGTTGATGATGAATAAAGCATGCCACCTCCCTTATTTTCCAATCGCTAGCCAGTTAACACCCTGTATCCCTGAATGACTGTTCTTTAGATAAATTTTTGTTTTGCTGACCTCTGAGCCAGTCCCCCCTGTATTAGGATTTCCGAATGATGCAATTGATGCTAATGCATTGATAGGAAATGATATTGGAAGTGCAAAATCCCATCCAGAACCATCAGCCATATTCCCTATAGCATTCGGTGGAACATTGAAGCGGCCCCATTGAATAATAAATCCACCCAAAAATGATGGCAGGGCTACATACCCATTGGCGGCCAGATTGGCTGAATAACCGAACCTTATTTTTTTGGGTGTCACAGCGACATCATCAGCTGTACCTTCATCTATCTGAGATTGGCTTGCCACTTTCAGCATGCCGCGCACGTTTTCACTGGCCTGAATCACCCAGCCCCACAAGGTTTTCACCGTGACAACGGCATCTGCTTTCTGATTGGCGGTGACAGTCTCATTCACTTCGACCTGGGTGGCATAGCGGGTAAAACCCTTGGCGGTCTCGCTGGCATCCGGGTGGTCGCTACTTTGCTTGTGGGCGGCCATCAGGTCGTCGACGTATTTGCGGGTTGCCAGCACCACGGCCGGGTCAATCTTGAGCTCCACCGCGCTGGTGTCGCTGACGATCAGCACGATGCGGATGACCTGTGTGCGGCCGGCGCCACTGCTGAGCAACGGCTTGTAGGTGTCCGGCGTGTTGGCGATGGCGATCAGGGTGCCATCTTCTGAGAAGATGCCAGCTTCACGGATCCACCAGTCTCCGACGTTTTCCGGGATGATCTGCTCGGCGACCAATTGCGACTGATTGGTGGGGTCTTGAAACAGGGTATTGATGGGGGCGCGCCGTCTCTCCCTGACCAACGCAGTCTGGGCTGCGTTCGGCGTGACGGGCTGGCCGTTGCCATCGCCGACGGCCATTTGGGTGATTTTAAGCGGTACGCCCAGCGCGATGGCATTGGCGAGCTTAGCCTGGCCGGCAGCCGTGAGGATGGCGAAATAGATGGCGCTCAAGCGGCACCTCCTGTTTGTTGCGGTTGAATGGTCAAGGTGTCGATGGTGTGGGTGATGCCGCCGTGCCACTGCTGGCCGCTGACTTCAATCACGTCTGGGCTGTACGGGTAGATGGTCAGCTCGTCGCCCAGGTAGCAGGCGGCCCCCAGATAGAGCGGGCCGCGAGTCTCCATGCTGATGGCAAGGCCGGTCAGGTGGCGGGTCATTGGCTTGGCGTCGGCGATCAGCCGTTCCAGCTCCTGGTACATGGTTTCGGTGATGCCGGTGTCGAGCACGCCGATGTCGAGCTTGAAGGTGCCAGGGGCGGCATTCGGGGCTTCTTGCCACCATTCCAGTACCCGGATCAGGTAGCCCAGCGGCTCGACCACCCGGCGGATGGCGCCGATGGTGCCTTTGTGGCTGTGCACGAAGTAGCTATTGGCGATGACCTGGCGTTTGGTGGCCTCTGGCCATTTGTCATCCCAGCGATCGACGCTCCAACTTGCGGCCAGATAGGGCAACAGGCGGGTGGGGCAGGTCCAGGGTGACCAGAGTGAGCGAAACGGGAGCGGCAACTGCATGGCCTGCTCCCCAGCGGTGGCCAGGTTGCGCTCGGTGCGGCTGGTGCTGGGCGGCAGCAGGGTGGTCATGATGCCCGCTCCACGGTGAAGCCGGTGCAGTAGGCGGCTTGGGTGTGGCTTGGGGTGATGTCGGCCCAGCCGATCAGGTCTACCTTGCTGACCCCCTGCACGTGCAGGGCGGCATCAATGGCAGAGCGTGGCACCTCGATGCCGATGCGCCGGCGCGGGTTGATGAAGGCGGCCAGCTTGTCGCTGGCGGCCTGCAGGATCACGTCGCCCTCTGCCCCCTGGCTGTTGATATGCAGCTTGGCGGTGATGCTGTAACGGATGATGCCAGCGCTCTGCACGGTGAGCCGGTCGGCAACCGGGCGGCGGTCTTCGTGGCTCAGGGCTTTGTCGACCTTGGCAATCAGCGCGGCGTCGGCGGTGCCGTCCCCTTCGGTGCTTAGGATGGTGACAATGGCCACGGCGCCCGATGGGCTGGATCCTTTGGCGTCTGCCACCTTGCCATCAGCGGAGAGGGCGAAATACTCATATGCCCCAGTCGGGCCGGCGACACTGAGACCATCCCACGCCATCAGGGCGCGCAGGATCAGGGCTTCGTCATCTTCCTTGATTTCTGGCACCGGCGGGGTGGCGCTGGGGTCACCCGGCTGGATGATGAGCCGCTGCGCATTCCAGTTGGCCACCAGGTTGTCGAGATCGCTCCCCTTGGCCCACGCCAGCATGTTGGCGACAGCGGCATCGTTGATGCGTTGGCGCAAGATCAGCTCTCGATAGGCATTCTCTTGCAACAGCTTGGTGATGGGCTCGGATTCGAGCGCCAGGGTGGCCTCGACGCTGGGCTGTTGGTCTGCCGGGTGGAGGCTGACGAAATAGGCTTTGCGCTCGGCCAGGATGGTTTCGAAATCCAGCAGTTCGATCACATCAGGCTGCGGCAGTTGGGAGAGTGTGATGGTGCTCACTGGGCGGCTCCGGTTTGGATGGTGATGCTGGCAGACTCCTGGGCGCCGCCATCTTTGCGCTGCCAGCTGAGCTCGATGGTCAAGGCTCCGGCAGTGGCGCCAGTCAGCACGTCGACCCGGGTGATGGTGATGCGCGGTTCCCAGTTGATGAGGGCCTGCACGGTGGCGGCCATCAGGCGCAGGCGGGTGACCTGATGCAGGGGCTGGTCGATGAGGTAAAACAGCTCGCTGCCGTAGTCGCGGCGCATGACGCGGGATCCCACCGGGGTGATGAGGATGTCGCGCACCGACTGCACGATATGGTCGGTGGCGCTGATGGCTCGGCCGGTGGCTGCATTCATGCCGAGCCAGTTCATACTGGGCCTCCGGAAGTGCCGCTGCCGGTGCTGACGCCGCTGTGTTTGTGGGTGGTGACTTCGACGGTGCCTATCTTGGCGGTGGGGGCGGTGATCTTGCCGCCCGCTTCAATGGTCGAACCGACCTTGAGCGCTTGGGTGCACTCCACCAGGGGGGTGATCAGCTTGACGGTAACGGATGCCGCGATGTTGGCTGACTTGATGCCGGTGGCGTTGAGCGCGCCTGTTTGCGGGTTGTATTCGATGACGGCGCCATCGGCGTATTCGGTGCGGTCGAGGTCTGGATTGTCATCGTCAGCCAGTGGCTCGTCTGCGGCGGCGGCGTTGAGGGAGCCCACGATGTACGCATTGCGCAGATCGCCACTGACTGACAACAACATGACCTGTTCGCCGATGGAGAGGCGATGACGGGTGCGGTTGTTCCCGGCCCGTTCGGTGATGTAGGGCCGCCAGTTGGTGATGAGGTCGCCGGTTTTGACGCGACATTCCCCTGAGCGCACGGCGGTGACGATGCCGATGCGGATCAGGTTGTCGAGCTGGCGTTGGAGTTCGATCAGGGTCAGTTGCATGGGGCCATTGTTTTGGGCAATGGCGGGGAAGGCGAGGGACGGCCAGTGTATCCACGGCGGATACACTGGACGCATCGACTACAGCCCTTTGGTGAGTTGGGCCAGCAGTTGGTCTTCCACCACTCATGGCGGACCGGTTGGCTAGTAGAATTCCTTGGTGATACGGTCGATAAAGAAATCCCAGATTTCTTTGGTGTCAGCATTGGTAACGCCCAGCAGCTGCCGTTCTGGATAGCGGATCTCTTTCGCCTTCGGGTTGGGCCGATCTTTCTCACCGTAATGGTGAATAGCGGCCACTGTGCCCGCTACGCCAGCAAACTCAATGGTGGCACTACGCTCCTTGGCTTTGAGCTTGAACCACTTGGCTTTGATGATGTTCTTGAACATCTTCTGGGGGGCGTTGCGCACCACCACTTTGCTTTTGTCGATGCTGATGTACTTCACGATGCGTGACCGCCTGAATGAGCGCATGGCACCGCGCATCCGGTCAAATCCTTTGATGTAGTCCCCATTGTCGCGCCAGTTTTTCAGGTTGCGCACCAAGCACATTCCCGTCACCGGATTCTTGTAGATAAAGGCGATATGGGCGTTACCTTTCTGCGGATCTTTTCTGCGCCGCATCTTTGTGCCGTCAGGCTGGATGTTGGCCCTGATGCGGTCGGTGTTCTTCTTTTTGACGAGCGTGCCCGCGTACTGGATCAGCTCCTTCAATACTTTCTCGTTACCGGCTCTTGCGGCAGCGTCAGCGAATAATTCAAGGTCTCTCAGGTTGTCGGTGGCCATGGCTGATGCTCCCCGTTGATAAAGAGTTCCCAGGTGATGCCGTCATAGGGATCTTCTGGCGGTTCTGGCAGATGTTCCCATCCAATCCCCTGTTCGTTTTGCCACACCCTGACCCGCTCGGTCAGCTTTACGGTGATAACGAGGTCCATCAGGTCATCTGCGAGGTATTCGGCCTCGAACTTCACGCCATCTCTGCGCTTTTCGTCATTGGTCATCAGCTCTGGCTGGTGTTGGCGCAGCCAGGCCAGCAACGGCACCATGACCTGATCCGGGTGGCCGGCAAAGTCTTCGACCCCGATAGTCAGCGGGTATTGCCACTCATAGGAGAGTGAGCGGGCGCCGGTGCTTTCAACCCCACCGGTGGGGATGTAGAGATGCAGTTTGTCCGGGTTGGTGGCCAAATAGGGTACGCAGCGAGTCAGTACCTCACGGATCTGTTTTGGCTTTTCCATGCTCCCTCCCGTTCTGGTGCCGTAGCTGGCAGGCGATGATGCTGTCGACCTGGGCGGCGCAGGTGGCCCAGGCGGCCTCGGTCTGAGTCAGCTGGTCGAGCAGATCGCCGTTATTGACCGGGCTGGCCGGCGGCAGCTGGCAGGGGGTCAGGCCCTGACAGGTGAGCCTGATAATCTGCGGCGCCGGTGAGGGCGGGGCGCTGGAGCAGCCTGACAACAGGATCAGGCAGAGGGCGATCAGCCCACTCCTTGAGTTCGGCATTTTCACGTTTGAGCCTCTTGATGGTGTCGGCCCGGGTGGCGGCCGTGATGGTCAGATCGCCAAGCTGGCGCTGCAGCGTGGCGGTGGCGATGGCCTGGGCGTCCAGTTCGCTGGTGAGGGTATCGATGGCCCCATCTTTGAGCTTTTCCCGCTGCTCGGCCTCTTTGGCCTTGTCGTTGGCGGCCTTGAGGTCGGTTTGCAGGGTATCGACCTTGCCCCTGGCGGTCGCTGCCGAGGTGGCAGACCAGCCCCAGCCGGCCAAGGCAATGGCCAGCGCCAGCAGCAACCAGGTGAGGGGGGAGCGTAGTAATGCCATTACGGTTTCCTCGGTGGTGGGGTGGGCTGCGGCTTATTCTGGTTACATCCTCTGAACGGGCAGACCACACAGCCACCAAGCCAGCGTAATTCCAGACACTTCGCATCCAGCTTGGTGCAGGTTTTCCCTGCCAAGTGACCACACTTAGGCCTAGGCATCTGCCACCCCCTTCACCGGGTAGACCTTGGCAAAGTGGTCGTATGCCTTGGCCAGCTTGGTGTCGTAGTCGTTGTCCTTGTAGGCCGGCCCGTTGTAGCGGCGGGCGAAGTCGGCCCACTTGCGGCCCTGCAGCGCCTTGTGCATGGCTTGGTCTTGCTGGATGAAGCGGCACAGGGCGGTGAGGTGGTCGACCTCGCTGCGCTGCATGGCCGCCAGCCAGTCGCCGGCAGAGGTAAATCCCAGCGCCTGCCAGTGGTAGCCCATGATCTGGAACATGCCCCAGCTGGCCGACTCGATGGCGGCATCCCGGTGCAGGCTGATGGCCAGCTGCAGCCTTTCCCACTCTGCCGAGCCGCCGGCATAGCCGCCGCGCTTGGGGTTGACCAGGTTGGGGTAACTGTCGGCCATCTGGTCGGCAGTGGCTTTGCCCAGGTGCTTAGTGAGCTGCTTGTAGAACACATGCCGCTCGAACAGCACCACCGGGCGCTGGTCTTGGGTGAAGCCTTCACCAATGCTCTCGACCTGGGCGACGGTGGCCATGGTGGCAAGCGGCAGGCCCAGCAAGTCTGCGCCAGCCTGCATGTCATCGATGCGCAACTGGTTGCCGCGCTCGCTGCCGAGCAGGGCGGCCATGGTGCGGGGGCCTGCTTGGCCGATGGCGGCGATCATGTAGTCCTGCTGGAAGGCGAGCAGGGCCTGCTCGGTGGCACCACCAAACCAGCCATCCGGCTCGACCGGATAGCCGGCCTTGGTCAGGCGGCGCTGCAGATCGGCGACGGCGGCGCCGGTATCCCCTTTTTTCAGGCTCATGGTTGAAACCTCCCGTTCAGGTGGCTGGCGGTGGTCGGTTGTTGGCGACGGCGTGGCAGCAGCCGCATGACGGATCCGCGAGAACCGATCAGGGCGGTGAGCAGGACGGCTGCCAGCAGCACCGCGGCCGGGTCTGGCGCTGGCATGACCCCGAGCAGGACGCGCAGCGGCACGGACCCGGCGGCGACGGTGATGACCCATGCCAGCATGGCCGGCAGGGGGCGATAGTCGCCCCCGTTGCGGTTGAAGGTGGCGATGCGCATGGCGATCGCGGTGCAGATCATGGCGTAGAGGATGGTCAGCATGTCAGCCCCCTTTGCAGGCTTGGCGCTTACGCCGAGCCCATTTGATGAACAGGATTACCACTCGCGCCAGTTCAATAACGAATGCGCAAATGACTGCTTTCCAGAAGGTGCTCACCGGGTCTAGAGGTGCTCCGTTCAAAAACTCAATCGACATCAGCCACAAGCAGATTGCTGCCAATACCAATGCTGATTTCTCACCAATTTTCAGGAGTACTGCCAGCCAGTTGATCAGAGAGAAAGCGGTCTTTTCCCGTTGGTTCATGTCAACCCCCTTTGCGTAGTTTGAACAGATCTTCCGGCGCTTTGCGCAAGGCCCATTGCAACAAATGGACGGCCAGCGCCGAGGCCAGCAAGGCACCGATAGCGCGCGGGCTGCCGGCAGCCTTGACAGGCAGAACCGTTGTCATGATGGCAGCCACCTGATCGGCAAAGAGGATCCCGATGATGAACGCCGCGACAAACAGTCCTGCTTTGCGCAGGTTGCCGAGTTCTGTGGTGGTGGCGATGAACACCATGGCCCCGGCGAATGCTGCCAGTACCACTTCGATATCAAGGCCGGGGAAGAGTGACAGCAGCGCCAGACCGGTGAGGGTGCTGGTTGCTGCACTGGATGAGATCGGTTCTGGCATCGTGCTCTCCTGTTTTTATCGTTTGCTGCCGTAGTGGCGAGCGGTTTGAAATTCGTGGATGGTCTGGCACTCGGCGCAGCGTTCGCAGCCCCGGATCGCTTCACGGCGCGCCTGCGGAATGGGGTTTTCGCAGTCGATGCAGTAGTGCGGGCCGGTGCCACTGATGCGGGCGGCGTGGATGCGGGCAGCGAGTTGCTGCTCGCTGATGTCGGCCAGTCGTTCGAGTTCGTCGTCGAGGCGGCTCATGGTCAGTCCCATAGCTGGATCAGCGGCTGCTCGGCCTGGGTGGGGGCCGCTGGCATTGTGATGAGTGTTCCGGTCGGGAGGATGGGGCCGAGCTCGGCCAAACCGGGGTTGAGTTCGAGCACCTGCTCGGTGATGCCTGCGGTGTAGCCGTAATGCCGGAACAGGATGAGATCGAGGGTGTCACCCTGCTGGCTGCGCAGTTGCATCAGATGAGCTCCACTGTGATGTGGGTGGTGCCGATGATGTCGCGAATGGCAAAGCGGGCGTCGCGGTAAAGGTCATCGGAGCTCACCACTTTGGCGTCTGCCCCTTTGACGCCGTCACCGGTGGCGCTGTAGTCGGTGTAGCGTTCCAGCAGGTTGGCGCGGGTCATGGCGTAGACGGCGCGCCGGTAGCTGTGCAGGTGTGCTGATTCGTTGTTGATGAGTTCGCCCGGCACGGCGGCCAGGGTGGCGTGGCCTTCGGCCTGGCGAGCGGTGCGCCACTGGGCCAGATCGCGGTTGACGCTGGTGACGGCGTCGATCACGGCGTGGGTGAGGCGCTTGGGGGTGACGGTGCCATCGAGCCTGACGGTGTCGCGCAGGTCGGCCAGTGAGATGGCCGGCCAGAACGGATCGCTGGTGACTTGCCCTTCATCCGGTGCGGTCGGTGCGTTGGCGATGAATCCGGTGCTCATGGTGCTCCTGGTTCTGGTGGTAGCCCGTTTGTTGGGCGGTGGTCGGGCCGTCTGGTATGCGAAACGCATTCGTCAGGCCCGAGCCGCCCAGGGTGCGGGGTTCGCTCGGTTAGCTGCCGCCGCCAGTGGCGTCGGGCTGCTGTTCTTTTTTCAGTTCGCGCTCGAGCACTTCGAGCTCTTTTTTGATGCCGACCTTGTCATGCAGCTCGATGGCTCGGCGGTAGTGCTCGGCGGCCTGCTGTTTGAGCCCATCGGCGAGGCAGGCACGGCCCACCGCCTTGTGCAGCTTGGCGCGCACCTGGTCGAAGATGTCGCAGTCAGTCAACAGGGCCAGATAGCGATTGAGCAGGGGCAGGGAGGGGCCCGCGCCGGCTTCTTGCTGCTTGATGGCGGTGTCGGCGACCTCTTCGGCGATCATGGTGGCGGCGGTGCGCTCGTAGCGATCGGGGGTGCTGAGGCCATGGCGGATCACGTAGGAAGCCATGGGGATGGCCCCTTCGAGATCGCCGGTGTCGAGGTGCCAGAGCATGACGGTGACCAGAACGTCATCTTGTCCGCCCCGGTCGGCGGCCAGCACGCCATCAATCCACGGCTGATAGACGGCCAGCATGGGGCGCTTTGCGTCGATCTTGCGTTCGATGCTCTGGATGCCTTTGAGGGTGCGGCGGTGTTCGGCCAGCTGCATCAGCTGCAGCTCGTAGGCGTTGGCGCGCATCTGGTCGAACTGGGGATTGGCCGCCCCTTGCAGGGCGGCCAATTTGCGTTCGCGGTTGCGACGGGCAGGTGAAGTCATGCTGCCCCCTTAACCGCCGGCGGCCGGTTTCGGCCCGATGACGATGTTTTCGATCAGGGCGACGCAGTCGTAGTCTTCCACCACGTAGGCATCGTTGGAGCTTTCGTAGTTGACGATGCGGTCACGCTTCGGCTCTTCCTCGATGTGGCGGCGGCGGGCGCCTTCTTGCCAGTAGATGGAGAGGTTGTCGAGCTTGGTGACCAGCAGGGCATCTTCTGGGAAGTAGGGGACGCGCACAGCCTTGAGGCCACCGATCTGCTTCTGGCTCACCAACACCTGGCCGGCCAGCTTGTTCTGGTTGTCATCGGCGTTGTTGATGATGGGGAAATACTTGTCGGACAGCAGCTTGCGGCCACAGATGACCACCAAGTCGGTATCGTCCTGGTACCAGGGTTCGATCAACTCGTTGACGGCATCGAACACCAGGGCGTCGAGGTTGTGGTAGTCGCCTGACTTGGTGTCGGTTTCCCCCTTCGGCTGGTAGATGTAGATCTTGCCGCTACCTTCGGCAACTTCATCCATCACTTTGGCCGGTGCGTCGTCACGGATGTGCTGCAGCCAGCCTTTGTTGACGTCTTGCAGCAGGGAGTTAGCGGTGCGGTCGGTGTCTTTCGCCACGCTGGTACCGTGCCAGCCGATCATAATGCGGTCGAGTCCCTGCCGCTTTAGGATGGCGTCACGGATGCGGGTCTGGAAGTCGGGGAACTTGGCCCAGATATCCAGTTTGTTGTAGCCCAACATGGTGTCGTAGTTGGTCTTGGCACACTCGTAGTCATGAGGGTAGAGGGCGCTCGGATCAGCTGGTTGGCGGTCTTTGCTGCTGGTATCGGTACGGCCGGCAATGGTGCTGCTGATGCCGATACCTACTTTTTGACCTTTCATCTCCGGCACCGGGATGACGTTGATCATGCTCAGGAATTCAACCGATTCCTGCATTTTGGTTTCCAGGGTCTGCTGGACGCTGGGCTGTACGTTGAATTGCACCATGGCGCTGGTGATGGCGTTGAGTTTGGCCACCTTGCCGGTGAACTCGTTGAACTTTTGGCGGGTTTCGTTACGCATTGGGCATGGTCCTTAGCAGTCGGTTTCGATGGTGGCGCCTTGGGAGCCGGTGGCTGGATCGCGCTTGTGGCTGAAATCTTCCTGGCCTTCCAGGTTGGCGGTGAGGTCAGCCAGTGCCTTGGCGGTGGCGTCCAGCTTGCCGGTCAGCTCGGTGATGGTCTGGGCCTGCTCGGTGAACTTCTTCTGCATGCCGGCATCGAGGCTGGTGACCTCTTTTGCCACCGTTTCGACGGCCTGGTGCACGTCGCTGAAATCGGCGGTGGATTGTTTCTTGTGGGTGGAGAACAGGGCGGTAACCCGCTCCAGCAGGCCGGGGCCTTTGTCGCCCTCTTCGGTGAATTCGACCTCGGTTTCGATGGCGCAGGTAAACAGGTTGGTCGATTTTTGCTTGCGCGCTGCCAGCGGGCTTTTGTCACCAGCACCGGCGCAGAACTGGAGGTATTCGGTACCGAGGCTAGCGGGGGTGTTAGTCACTGCAATACCTACCAGATAGGCCTCTCCGGTACCGGCAAAGTCCAGATCCAGCTCGACGGAGGTGTAAACCTTCTGGCGGGCTTTGTTGAGTTTGATCAGGTCTTCGGTCGGGTCGATATCGGCGAACAGAGCCATTTTCTTTTCGCCGTCGATCTCGACCTCTTCGGCATAGACGGAGAGCACGTCGCCATAGGCGCGAAAATCGCTATCAGGGAACGGGCTGAGATAGTGTTCGAGGTTGACGCGGGCGCCGTACTTTTCGCGGTTGTAGTTTTTGGCTGCCTGGGTGAGCCATTCCGGCGCAATGGTGCGGCCGTCGGTGGTTTGGCCTGCCACCGCGACGCGCTTGAATTTTGCTTTCTTCGCCATGAGCTGGGATCCCTTTGGTGATTGGGTGGTGATGTCGCGGTTATGGTCTGGGTGACAGGCGGGATCGTGCAATCGGTGTCCAGTGTATCCACGGCGGATACACTGGCGCAGGCGTCAGGGTGCTTGCTTGGGTCGGTAGACTGGCGCCATGACTACAGCACCCTTACTTTTCCCTCATATCGAACCCAGACGGCAGGCCATGCACCTGTTCTTCCAGGGCTACCCGCTGCGCGCCATCGCTGAATTGCTGGCTGTGCCAGAGGGGACTGTCTCGACCTGGAAGAAGCGCGACGGCTGGGATGACATCAAACCCATTGACCGGGTCGACTTCGCCATTGAATCGCGGATGTGCCAGCTGATCGCCAAGGAGGTGAAGACCGGCGGCGATTTCAAGGAGATTGACTTGCTGGGCCGCCAGCTGGAGCGGATCGCCCGGGTCAACCGGTATAGCAACGGCGGCAACGAGGCCGACCTCAACCCGAAGGTGGCGAACCGCAACAAGGGGCCGAAGAGGGCGCCGGTGCGCAACAATTTTGATGATGCTCAGCTCGAGAAGCTGGGCGAGCTGTTCCACGGCAATATGTTTGGCTATCAGAAGGTGTGGTATCAGGCCGGTCTGCAGCACACCGAGCGCAACCTGCTCAAGAGTCGCCAGATCGGTGCCACGTTCTACTTTGCGCGGGAGGCTCTGATTGATGCGCTGACCACTGGCCGCAATCAGATTTTCTTGTCAGCCAGTAAGGCGCAGGCCCATCAGTTCAAGCAGTACATTCTGGCTTTCGCGCTGGAGGTCGGTGTTGAGCTCAAGGGGGATCCCATTACGCTCGGCAATGGCGCAATTCTCTACTTCCTCGGGACCAATTCCCGCACCGCCCAGAGTTATCACGGCAATCTCTACATCGATGAGTATTTTTGGATCCCCAAGTTTCAGGAGCTCTACAAGGTCTCCAGCGGGATGGCGATGCAGAAGTTTTGGCGGCTGACCTATTTCTCGACCCCATCAAGCCTGTCCCATGATGCCTACCCGTTCTGGTCTGGGGCGATGTTCAACAAGGGGCGCCCGAAGAACGAGCACATCAAGTTCGACGTTGACCATGCGGCCTTGCATGGCGGGAGGCTGTGCGGTGATGGCCAGTGGCGGCAGATCGTCACGGTTGAGGATGCCGTGCGTGGTGGCTGTGACTTGTTCGACCTGGACCGGTTGCGGCGCCGTTACTCCCCTGATGACTATAACCAGCTGTTGATGTGTCAGTTCGCTGATGACACTGACAGCGTATTCCCGCTCGCCTTGCTGCAGCGTTGCATGGTCGACAGCTGGGAGGTGTGGGACGACTACAAGCCGTTTGCACTGCGCCCGCTTGGCAATCGCTCGGTGTGGATAGGTTATGACCCGGCCAAGGGGACGCAAGGTGATAGCGCCGGCTGCGCCGTGCTGGCTCCGCCCGCGGTACCCGGCGGCAAGTTCCGGGTGCTCGAGCGCCACCGCTGGAGCGGGATGGATTTCGACGCCCAGGCGCGGGCCATCAAGACCATGTGCGAGCGCTACAACGTCGGTTACATCGGTATCGACACGACCGGGATCGGGGAGGGTGTTTTTCAGCTGGTGAAGCAGTTTTACCCGGCAGTTACCCCCATCCAGTACACCCCGAGCGTGAAAATTCAGATGGTGATGAAGGCCCAGGATGTGATGAACAAGGGCCGGCTGGAGTTTGACAGCGGCATGACTGACCTCGCGCAGGCGTTTATGAGCATCCGCCGCGCTGTGACTGCTGGCGGCAAGATGCCGACCTTTGAGGCCAGCCGGTCAGAGGAAACCAGCCACGCCGATATTGCCTGGGCAACGATGCAGGCCCTGTTACATGAACCGCTGGCAGGTGCCACCGGTGCCAATACCAGCATGATGGAGATTTTCGCATGAGAAAGCGCCGCCCGCAGCGCCATACCTCGCCGGTGACGGCGACCCAATCCGCAACCAGCCAGACCATCGAGGCGTTCACCTTCGGTGAGCCGGTGCCCGTGCTCAGTCAGCGGGAGGTGTTCGACTACCTTGAAGCCATGCACAACGGTCGCTGGTATGAACCACCTCTCTCGCTCAATGGCTTGTCGCGGGTCTACCGGGCCGGGGTGCACCACGCCTCTGCCATCCAGGTGAAGCGCAACATCCTGCGCTCCTGCTTCATCCCGCATCCGAAACTGAGCCTGGCCGCCTTCACCGGGCTGGCTCTGGACTATCTGATCTTCGGCAACGGCTATCTGCAGGCGGTGCAGAACCGGCTCGGCGGGGTGCTGCGCTATGACCACCTGCGGGCCAAGTACACCCGGCGCGCTCTGGACTTGGACACCTATTGGTGGATTGCCCAGCCCGGCCAGGAGCAGGCGCTGCCGGCCGGGCGGGTGGGCCATGTGATGGAGAGCGACATCAACCAGGAGATTTACGGCATCCCCGACTATGTCGGCGGGCTCAATTCCACCCTGCTCAATGAGTCTGCCACCCTGTTTCGCCGCAAATATTACGAGAACGGCTCCCACGCCGGGTTCATCATGCACATCACCGACGCGGTGCAGAACGAGGGCGACATTGCCGCCCTGCGTGAGGCGCTGCGCCAGAGCAAGGGGCCCGGCAACTTCCGCAATCTCTTGCTCTACACCCCGAACGGCAGCAAGGACGGGGTGAAGCTGATCCCGGTTGCCGAGGTGGCGGCCAAGGATGATTTTCTGAGCATCAAGAACGTGAGCCGCGACGACCAGTTGGCCACCCACCGGGTACCACCCCAGCTGATGGGGGTGATGCCGAACAGCACCGGCGGGTTCGGCGATGTGACCAAGGCCGCCCAGGTATTCGACATCAACGAGATCGACAGCATCAAGGCCAGCCTGCTGGCGCTCAATGACTGGGCAGGGGATGAGGTGATCCGGTTCAACCCCTACAAGCTGGCCGCCGGCATCGAGCAGGCCAGCCAAGGCGACCTGCCGCGCTGACCTTCCGATCGCATCCCGACACCCCGCCACCTGGCGGGGTTTTCTTTTGCCGGCGCTGGGCATTGGTCGGCCGCCCTCTGGTTCACCTCGACCATCCCCCGCCTAGGCTCACCAGCGGCCCGCTACGCGATCGTCCTTCAAACCCACTCAGCACCGCGCCCAAATCCGGCAGGCTCTCCCTGCGTTCACCGGTGAGCCATGGCGGCCTGTTGCGACCCCCTGCGCAGCGCTGGCGCGCAATCGGGACCCCGCCTCGCCTGCGCGCTTCCTGTGTCGATTTCCATTCGGGTGAAAGACTGCTGGCGGCCGGCTGCTCCCCGCGCCAGCACTGGCCGCGCACACCCTGCCAGATCCTTTTTGTGATCCTTCACTTTCCGTCAGATCCTTTCACTTTCCCGCCCCGTAAAAAACAACGGGAGCACGCGGCCCCCGTTGTTCGAGTTATGCACAGGATCAGTTAGTAACCGTGTTGGCAAGATGTGGTTTTGACTGCTCCGAGTGTGCCTTGGTGCCGGCCCACGTCAGGGTTTGGATGACTGACTCAAGGTGGCCGTGCTGGGCTGGGCTGGCTGCCTCCGTGATCATCGAAGAAATGAAATTGATGTTCTCGAAGACGATGTCGACCGCTGGTGCTTGCATTGCTTTTTTGCTCCCGATTGATGTTAGTCCCGTGGCTTATCGTGCTCACTGGTTTGGCCAGTCCATTTTATTCATGGTGGCGTTGCATATCTCAGCGATCAGCGACTAGCTTTTGCATAAATGCGAATTTTTTACTGTCACTTTTGACAGTGGCAGTTCATAGAAAGACCGAGCACGGGCGTTCCAGCACGATGGAGACTGCCCAAAATGAGACGAACTAGACCGTTACCCGCGATTGCTCGGCAGTATCTCCTTGATTCCAAGGCCAGGCTGCGGACGCTGCTCGACAACTCTCACCTTTCATACTCAGATGCGGCCCGTTTGATTGGGGTCAATCCCAGCACGGTGTCGCGCTGGGTTGATGATGAGCATGGCGGATTCATCAACCTGGAAGACGCAGTTTTGCTGTGCCTGCACCTTGGGATCAGCGTTCAGCAGATGCTGCCGGCACCGGCCTGGCTTTCTCTGTCTGAATCCCGGCATGACCAGCGAGCAGTGTTTCTCAGCATGAGCGATGCCGAGGTTGAATGGCTCTTGTCGGTATGGTCCGGCGCGGTCAAGGTTTACCGATGACTGATATATATTTCCAACTGACAAAACAACGCCCTCCTGCATGACCGGATTTTTGTTTTCATCTTCAACTTTTGCCGCATCTTATGCGCCCGAAATATTGTCGGTCAATGGATTTTGTGAACTATTTTTTTAAGAATGGCAATATCCATCCTAAATATTGAAGCCATAAGCAAACAATAGTTGCTCGCCAATGTCTTGGCCGGGCAATCTCGTAGGAACCCAGTAAATCCGTGTCCTTCACGGACATTTACACCTGATGCGGTGCGTGACGCGTTGCAGTGCCAAATTTTCGTTGAATGTGATTTATAAATGCTTAGATGATTGCCGAAAGCAATTTCCCATATCCTGAATTAATATTAATTTGATATTAAAAAGATATCCCTTGTATATCCGACTGATATCCTTTGTATATATTCGGTACCTGTTGTGTACATCCCATGTACACATTTATTACCCCACTTTCAATATATTAAAAAGCCCCTCAGTAAGGGGCTTGGTGGTGGCGTTCTGTGTTTGGCCTATCTTGCTCGATACTTGGCCAGCGCCTTGGTGAACACTTCCAGCTCATGATTCTTGAAGGCGCTGCTATCCAGCTCCGCAGTGGCCAGGTGGCCGTTGCGCTCCTTCCACACCGCATAGGCTGCGGCCTTGTCTACCTCAATCAGCGCCTTCTCGGCTGGCGGCAGGTTGCACAGGTTAAAGCTCATCGTGTTCCCCTCTTGTTGTGCCGCGATGGTAATTGATGAAACGTGTCCGGTCACGTTTTCGTGACCTGTCACATTGTGAAACATGGTGTTGAAATTATCTCCTAACGGATCCATGTTGTGTGCTCCCTACCATGAGAGATAGACATATGAATGTAGTGAGAGTGAAGAACACCCCGAGGACTGCAGATGAGCGGGCCCCAAACAATGAACCATGGCTCGACTACTGGAAGAGACATTGTCGCGAAGCCTATCGCTTCAATGGACGTTGCTGTCGGCTTGGCTGTCAAAACATGGCTGAACATGGGGCTCATGTTCATTTTGATGAGATGGGCATTCTGCATCGTACCATCAAGTGTATTGTTCCTCTCTGCGCTGAGTGTAACAACCCCAACAAGACGGAAGCATTTTCAGTGCCAATGGATCATCTAGTCAGGCTCTGACCTTCTCCCCCGCGAAAACTGATGGGAGGCGAACGCCTCCCATCATTGTTATAGTCTCAGACTTTTCTCTCCATTTGTTTGCCAGCATGCTGCCTCACCTTTGAAGGTGCCAGCACAGCCGCCCGGGAGCGGGTTTCCGCAGTGCTGGCAGGCTTGTGCTGCCAGCTCCGCCTGTTGCTGCTGCCAGCGTTCCCAGTCACGGCGCAGCAGGGTGCTGAAGTACTCGTCGGCGCTGTAGGGGTCACCGGATCCGGCTCTGGTCCGGCGCAGGGTTTCCAGCTGCTCGCGCTCGCGGGTAGAGAGCGCCACCTCCACCCGCTTGATGCCAAGCGCGGCCTGGCGTTTGCGCTGGGCCTCCTTTCTGGTCTTCGCATCCTTCGGCTTTTTCATCTGCATCCCCCTTTGGCATATGCACCCTGTCTCGCCCGGGTGTCCTTCCAGACCTGCTTTGCCGTCTGGCCAGCAGGCAGCACCCGCTTTGCCTTCTTCGGTGGGGTGATGGTGTCCAGCTCGCCCTGGTAGAAGGGGAACCAGGCATCCTCGAACCGGATTACCCGCTCCATGCGGTCGAGCAGCAGATCGCAGATATGACGGTCAGCGGCCGGCATGTTGTCGAGCGTGCTGGTGATGGCGGCACGACCCGCCGATCCCGGCGGGTGCTGCTTGATGGTTGGCCAAAGCTGCAGGCAGAGCGGCAGCAGGCGTTCGACGTCGCTGCGGTTGATGATGTCAGTCACGCAGCACCCCCACATCGACCCGGATATTGTTGAGCGCGCCCTCGACCATGTCGCTGAACGATGACCACTCTGCCGGCCCGCAGTCTCTGAGCTCTCGAGCCTGGGCAGTCAGTGCCGCAGCCAGCAGCTCAAGCTCCTCCTTTGAAGGGCGGCCAGCGTTATCTTCGACAGCCTTCATCCCGAATACCACAAACCCTGGCTGCTGGGCGTAGTCGGTGACGAAGGTGATCTGTAATTTTGCTGCACGGCCGGTATAGCGTTTTCCGTTCCATTCCTTGAGGGTGACGGTGTCACCCTCTTGAAAGTTGCGGTCTGAGTTGTCGCGGATCTCGAACGGCTTGGCGCCGTCCAGTACCGGCTGGAAGTAGGCCGGCAGGATTTTCAGTTCGTGGTGCATGCGACCTCCTTGCTGTTTCTAGTGAATCTGGCTACTTCTGCACAGTCAGAAAAATTGAGCCCATAGCGCTCTCCTGCAGCTTCTGCGCATGTATATGTTTCATGAGGAATAAATCCCCAAGTAACCTTTCCACACTGTGGACAGTTGCCACGGATTCGGCCCGTTGTTGGTCGCTCACGCTTGCGCTTCGGCTTGCGGATCCCTGCGGCGGTAACCATGCGACGCTCGTTGATGTTCTTAACCTGTATGGTGCGGCGACTTATTGACTGCACATACTCCAGTCGGTAAAAGGCAACAGCGTCGTTCCATAAGGCGTGCTTTACCTCCTCTGCGCTCAGGATCAGCGCATCTGACAGATTAACCGTCGATCCCTTCTGTGCCTTCCAGTAGACGTCGTTCCCGTCGAAATCACCGATGCTGCAGTGGATGACATACTGATCGCAGCCTGTAGCCAACCCGGCCATGCACTCATCCAGATACTGGTGATCCACTCGCACGGTGGCTAGTTCATCTACCAGCTCTTTGCTGAGCGGCACATCAGAGTGACGGCTGTTGATGTAGCGCTGTGCCTCCTCCAGTGTGTAGACGTGGGCCTTGTCGAGGTTGGTTGTGTAACCGTTGCCGTTCTCCGCCCAGAACATGCAGGAGCTGCCGGTGTTACCTCTAGTGTCACGCAAGTAGAAAAGCTTCACGCCTCACCCCCGGCAGTTTCCTGCAACCATGCTTTTGCCTTGGCGACTACCTGCTCATCTGTCTCGCCTGGTGCCCCTACGATTGGTAACTGAATTTTCCCGATGCAAGCCCGTGCCACTGGCGTCAGGTCAACGATGTCGATCATGGTGGTGATCTCTTGCTGCAGCAGGTACTTGGCCCGCTCCTGCATTGTTTCCAGTGCTTGATATGCTTTCAGGTCCATACTCTTCCCCTTATTCCACGCCCAGGCGCGCCCGCGCCTTGGCAATCTCCGCCTGATGGCGGTCGTTGTCGGCTTGCATGCTCGCGACGCGGGCCTGCTCCTGTTCGGTGGGCTGGTAACTGGCCCGGTCCTCTTCGTCATCCAGCAGGCGGGTGAAGATGGCGATCGCCTCTTCTGCCTTGGCCAGCGGCAGGGCGGCCAGCCACTCGGTCACGCTGCCGCCTGAGTGCACCAGCTCGCGGGCCTGCTGTTTGAGCTGGTCGCTGCTGGCGGCCCGCTTGCTGGCCTGTTCTGCCTCGACCTCGGCGGTCAGCTGGTCGGCCACGGCATCGCCGGCACCCGGCCAGGTGCGGGTCACAATCAGCCGATCGCCGACCAGTCGCACATATTGGCCGTCAGCGTTGATGATGCAGCCCTGCAGCAGCAGGTCTTCGTTACTCACATCAAGACCCATACGGCTCAACTCTTTAGCCAGAGTGGATCCTTTAACCCCCGATTTGGATCCTTTCGTACAGTTATTGACAGAACTCCGAGGGGGGCGGCTGCCGCCGCCTGACTGCAACTCGCTGCGCTCGCCCACTGCAGGCTCGCGCTGCTCGCCCAAACCCGACCCGGTGACTCCCTTGCGCACTATCTGCCAGCCCTCTGTGCGGGTGATGGCGGTGGTCTGGCCTATGTCGGTGATCACCCCCATCAGCTTGAGGACGTCTTCGCCGTATTTGTTGGCGGCTTCATCGAGGCGCTTGGAGAGCTTGATCAGATGGTCTTTACGCGGGGTCTCAATGCCGCCCATGATCTCGATAAAGCGGCCCCACATCTTGTTGTCCGCTGCATAGCGGGCTGCTTCCAAGATGCAATCCCACTCGATCACCTCGTCCCCCAGGCGGCGCAGCTCGCGCCACACGCTCACGGCCGGGCCGCCGATCTGCTGAAACTGGCGGATGCGCCAGCAACTAGACCATGCCGCCACGGCAATGACGGAGTGATCGGCCGGCGCCTCGGCCTCGTAGTCCATCCCGACCTTGTGGCCGTCGATGTTCTTGGCGATGTATTTGGCGATGTAGCCGGTGGCGCTGCCCTTGGTTGGGTCAATTTCTTCCCAGCTCACCCTTGGGGTGATGGCTTTCACCACGGCCGGGTCTTCCACGTTCAGCAGCCACTTGATGCGTGGCATCTTGTTGCGAACTTTCAGCTCGGCCAGCGCATCGAGCTGGTCGCCGTTGGGCATCTTGAGCTCGGCCCGGTTGGTGGCGGTGAAGTGGTAGGCGAGCAGGGTCAGGAAGTCGCGCTTGTGCTCTGGGTTGATGAACAGCAGGCAGTGCCAGTGCGGGGTGCCGTCGTGGTGCGGCTCCGCAACCCGGAAACCGAAGGTCATGATCCCCTCGCGCGCAATGGCTGCGCGAAAGCGAGCCCACTGTTTGCACAGCAGGCGGTTAGTGTCGGTCGGGGTGCTGCCGTTGAAATTGTCGTTCTGGTAGGTCTTGTTGGTATCTTTGCTGCCCTGGCGCCACGCGTGATAGCTGGAGGGGGCGGTCAGGGTCATGAACATACCGAGCTTGCCTTGCTCCTGCGCCAAATCCTCAAACCCGCGCATCCGCACAAACAGTTCATGACGGCGGATCTCCGGGTTGGCCACGGATGCCATGATGGCGTCAGCCAGGTCAATCTCTTGCCCCAGATCTTCGTTGACGGCGCTCATGCTCGCCATCCATGCCTGCTGTGCCGCCTTGCGCTGGGTGAACTCGCGCACCGCATGGGCGCTGGCGTAAGGGCTTACCCCTTTGCGCACCTGGCCGGTGAGAATGGCAATCAGCTCGCAGTAGATGGCCCAGGCGCGGTTGATCTTGCGCAGCCACCAGGACTCATCGAGCAGGCGCACCAGCAGGCTGGCGGCGGCCCCTTCAAACTTGTCCACCTCGTCAGCCAGATCGTCCCGCTCTTGCTGGCTCAGTGGGCGGCGCAGTAGGCGCTCGACCTTGGAGCGTGGGTGGATCGGCAGGGTGGGGCAGAAGTGCCACGCCTTGGCCTGGGCTCCGATATCGGCCAGCAGCTCGGCGGCGGTGCACTCGTTACCGGCCCGCGCCAGCAACTGCTGGCAACGGCGCGCCCACTCGGCGGCGACCAGCTCGCGGCGCACGTCGTTGCGCAGGTCTATCACCGGCACTGGGAAGCGGCTTTGAGCGGCGGCGCAGGCATCCACCATGCGGCGCAGCCAGATGTTGGCGGTCTTGTGGTTGGCCGGGTAGCGGTGCAGGTAGTGCTTGGCCAGCGGCTTGGCGACGTGCCACTCGATGCGGGCCAGCTGTTCCGCTGCGCCGGCCATGTTGATGGCATGGTGCCCGACCAGGTAGTGCTGGGGGAGCTGGATGCCGTGCAGGTTGGTGATGGCGTCGATCACTTGCACACCCCGCATTTACGGTCTGCATACTCGTTGGGCTGCAGGTAGCGGCCGCAGTCGCTGCAGGTCGGTACCAGCTCCATGTCGGCCAGCCGATCAGACCAGCAGGTGGCCTCGCAGAAAGAGAGGCTGGTGAGGCGGTTGCCGGCCAGGATGACCGGGCGCACATGGCCGAACTCGCCGCAGCAGCTGCAGCGCATAGAGATGCGGGCAGCAGGGGCAGCCTTCACCAGGGTTTCGCTGGCGGCGCGGGCCAGTGGCCAGCAGGTTTCGACGCAGTAGGGATAGGCGCGGCGACCGTGCCGGCCGGTGACCGGCAGACAAACCGCCATCTGGCGGCACTTGGTGCAGGGCTCCAGGGTGACCATTTGCGATGGTGCTTGGCTGTTTGCAGGGCGCACGACGCCCAAAGCCGGGGCAAGCCCGGCTGGTTTCTGGTGAGTCATTAGATGGCGCCCTCGTCTGGTTGAGGGGCGGCGGCGAGTATTGCCAGTATTTCTGCACGCGCCTCGTGTCGGTAGTGAATGTTCTGCTCATAGTTGGCCACCCACTCTCCCTCAACTGACACATCGGAAGGCACCAGTTGCCAGCCTTCCGGCACGACACAAGAAACCGGCACATCAATTTCAACTGTCTCCGCATACATCAGCCGGACGCGCATTTCCGGTGTAAGCTCGATGGTCAGCTTCATACCGCGCCCCCGGTGTAGAGAGACTGGACTTTTCTCGATGCCTGACGGGCGGCCTGACGAGCTTGGCGGCACAAGGTCAGATGGGTTCTGGCCGGGGTGCGCTTGCCATGGGGGCCATCTGCGCGCAGGTCTACCAGATCAAGCTGCAGGCCGTGCAGGCGCGCTTCGGCGTTCAGCATTTTGTCGACCCACTGGTCGATCAGTTGTTGGTGGCTCATTTGATGGTCTCCCCCAGTCCGTGGAGTGGTTCGCAATCTGCCCACCACTCTGCAATCTCTTTGGCCAGTGTCACTTCGTTGCTGCCCAGCGCCAGCCAGTACACGGCGCGGATGGCACCCAGTGCCAGCAGCGCCTCGGTGGCATGGGTGATGGGGGAGGGTGCCAATCCATTCCTTCCTCGCTACGTCCCAGTGTTTGGTCAGCTGGCTGACCTGTGCCGGCGGCTGCATATGGGCAGGGCCAGATTCTGCGCCACCCAGCTCGTCGATCGGCGGCTCCAGTTCGAACAGGTCATCAGTCACAATGCACCCCCTTCCATGTCGCTGAAATCCGGCTCGTCGATGGCGACATGGCCGGCCTCGATACGGATGGAGATCCCCAGTTCGCCGCAGCAGCAGAGCGGGGCGGTCGGCACCAGGCGCGCTTCGTTCTCGGCTATCCACTGTTTCAAGCAGGCGAGGGTCATGATGGTGTTGCTCATGATTGGCCTCCCTCGCAGCGGCAGACGCCAAACAGCTCATAGGTCAGCGGACCCGGCGCGCCCTGCATGGTGATGCCTGTGCGTGCGACTTGGACCCTGTCACCACCCCGAACCCGGATTGTCACAGTGGTCACACCAGCCTCGACGATGACGCCATCAACCGCTTTGAGCTGGGTGGTTCTGGCGCGCTGGATCACCCGCTTGAAGGTCACCTTGTCACCGCAGCCAAAGGCGGCCGGATCCGGCAGGCGGTAGCGCCCGCACTGTTCACATTTCATGTTGCTCATGCTGCTACTCCTTCCAGAACACGGACGCGGCCAGACGGCAGCGGCCGGTGATGGGGCGGTGTGCTTGGCGGTGATGGCGATCATTGGGCACCCCCTTGCAGCTCATGGGCGAAGGGCGGCTGGAATATCGCGGTGCTGTCTGGACCGCTGGCCATGTCCACGCCGATGATGTGGGGCCGCTGGCCACCACGCAGGATCTCGAGGCGTTTGGTCAGCTCTGCGTAGATGTCGAGCAGGCTCAACTCGTCGGCCAGTTCTGCCAGTGCTTCTAGGCTCACCTCGACGGCGGTGCTATGGCAGACGCCCAGCTGGGGGCGGTGGGTATTTATCAAGGAGTTGGCGACTTTGCGGATCGCCTGTTCTGCTGTATCATTGTTCATGAGTTAACCCTCAGTTTTGTTTGTGAAACCCCGCGGTGTTCCACCACCTTTGCGGGGTTTTTTATTGCCGGCTTTCGGCATCCCTTAACCGCCACTCGTAGCGGCTAAGGGATGGGGCCGATTCCCTTCGGCCCGTTGTCATCAGTCCTTTGCTTTCTTCTGTTTCAGCAGCGGCCATGCGATGGCAATCGCTACCCCTACCAACAGCCCGTCCGCAGCCATCGAGAGAATGCGGGAGCTGAAATCGACCCCCACCGACAGCAGCAGGAAGGCTCCTACCAGCAGCCAGCGCAGGTTAGGCATAATCGGCAATCCGCAGGCCCAGACGGTCGGCGACGGTGGTCAGCTCTTTCTGCTCCGCCTCTTCAATCTCGCCGTCGGCTTCGGCGATGGTCAGCATGGTGACCAGCACGTCTTCCGCTTCCTGGCGGTTGCCCTTCACTTCTTCGATTTCCCGCAGGATCTCGACACGGGCCACGCGGTAACCGGCTTTCAGTCGCTCGGTGAAGCGGTTGACGGTGTCGGTCAGCTCATGGCCGAACCCTTCCAGCGCCTTGTTGGTGCGCAGCAGGGATTCGATGGTCTTGAGCTCGGAGTCTTCACAGTCGCCATCCGCGAAGGCGACCAGCAGGCAACCGCCGACAGTGGCTTCCATCAGGTCGCGGTTTTCGAACTTTTTGATCTCGGCCTTGGCGGCAGATGCTTTCTTGCCAAACAGTTTTCCAAACATGGTCATTCCTCAGTTTTGATAGCCCGTAGGCCTTGGTTATTGGCCGTTCCCGACCACCTTCTTCATCACCGCTCTGCGGCTTTCCAATATGCCGGCCTGCTCGTTGAGCTCGGCCCGGCGCTTCTCTTCATGGGCTTCTTGCTCCAGCTCGCTGCGGGTCGGTTCGTTGCAGCGGGTGGTGGTGCGGTGCCATTCGCGGCGGTGCAGCACACTGCCATCAAATTCGTGCAAGGTGGACAGCAGCTCGCCCAGGGCGAGGCGGATGGCCTCTTGCTGTTCAAAGTCGAACTGGTCCAGCTCGCGCCCGGCTTGGGTAGTCGACACCCCGGCCGCGTAGCAGATGACGGCGCGGGCCTTGGTAGACAGGCGTGACCAGCGGCTGGCCGCCCCATTGCGGCCAAACAGGCCGCGCATCTCTGCCAGTGCCTTGTCTTTGGCGCTGGGCTGCTGAATGAGCTCTAAAACCTTGGCGGTGTTCATGGGGTGGCCCTCCGGTTATGCCTGCAGCAGCCTGACCAGCCAGTGGCGGCGTGGCTGGCAAGCTGGCTTGAAGCGCAGCGCACCGCGGCGGCCGCGCTGGTCTTCCAGATAGCTGCCATCAGTGCGGGTGGTGTTGCGCATCACCGGTTCGTCGTTGTCGGTGACGACGGTGGCGCGGGTTAACAACAAAAACGGCAGCGGGATCAGGTCCGGCTGCTCGGCGCGAAGTTTCATGCTTCCTCCTTGGCCTTGTTGCGGGCTTCTTCAACCGCCTTGAAGGGGCGGGTGGTTGAGCGGACGGGGGCGACATCCTTGAAGTTCACCCCCGGTTCCCAGTGGCGACCCACGCCATTGAGCTTTTGCAGGTTGATGGCTGGGTTTGGGGTGGCGCTGGCGACGTAATACCCCGTCACCTCGACGCCGACCTGAAACACAAACCCGCAGTCGTCGTTGTTGCAGCGGCAGCGCAGGATCCCAGTGAGTGGGCTCATGCGGTTGGTGCTGCGAATCGCACTTCGTGAACCACAATGTGGGCACGGAAATCTCATGGTCTTGGTCTCCTATGCGCCGAGGGCTGCGCGGGCCATGTCGGCAGCACACGCAAGACCAGGGACGGCGTGAAAGCGGTCTTCGACCTCGGTAGCCAGCAGCACAAGGTGCTCGATGCCAGCCCAGATGCAGGTGACGACGGTGTTTCGGTTGTTCTTGGTGACGCGGTCACCGGCGAGAATGGTGGTGGCTTGGGCAGTGACGCCGAGGATCTGGGCGCTGGCGTTGAGCGCCTGCTGGGCGCGGGCTTCTGGCGCAACCTGGGCCGCCCCCGGCAGGCGAACGGCAGTCAGGCCGCAGTCAAACAGCAGGCCATCAAACAGGGTGTCGTCGCCGGTGACTTGGTAGATGGCTACCAAGTCACGAGCGGTCAGTTGATGTGGCTGGTCTGGGTTCAGCTTGTTGCGCAGCATCTGCTCACCGATGCCTGACTCTCTGGCTATATCGGCGATGGAGTAGCGAGCTGCGAAAAGTGCGCAAGCTGCCTCATAGTGCTGCTGTTTGGTTGCGGCCTGTTTAAACATGGTCGTATCTCCGTGAATAAACGAGACTCAACGAGAGATGAGTGCTGCTTGATGGCATTCCATCCGCAGCGCTTCGAGGTTGATGACCACTTTTTGGCGCAGTCCGGTTTTCGGCAGGATAGGAAGACGCCCTGCTTCGATCATCGATTGGACGTAGTCCTCGGTGAAACCGGTCATCTCGGCGAACTTCTCTTTGGAGCAGACCGGAAAGGTGAATGCTGTTTGCATTTGTGTCATGATGGAAACCTTCTCTCTATTTTTTCGGCTAATACGCCTTTGTTTGACGTTATCAACTCTAAAATAAAGCCGAGAAACTCTCCTTTCTCTGCCTTATTGCAGAGTGATGATGGAGCTGGTTGTGCGATTTGTCAAGGTCGCCAACCCCATATTCTCCATTTTTTGCCAATGGTGATTTTCTTATGGAAGGATTTAAAGTTGGCTCGTTCGACTCTGCTGGGTTCGCAAAGAGGCTGATCGAGGTCAGGGGCGAGGAATCAAGACGCTCTCTGGCTATTCGCGTAGGGATGGCTGACTCGTCAATCTATAAGTATGAACAGATGGACGCGCAGCCCAATGTGGAGCGACTGGTTGCGATTGCCGTCGCAACTGGCGTTGATCTCAGGTGGTTGGCCTGTGGTGATGACTGGGAGCGCATCCTGGCTGGCGCAACCGCCATCCCCTCATCAGGTCAATCCGTTCAAGAAGCCCGAGAAGTGGCGGCCGACTATCAGCCCCAGGCTCCGAGGATCGAAACCGCCCCAAGCCCCCTGATGGGTTCCAATGACGACTTCACCTTCATCGACAGCTACCAGGTATTTGCGTCTGCCGGACATGGCCAGTTTGTCAGCGATGAGCAGAAATCCGAGCCGATGGCGTTCCGTACCGAGTGGCTGAGAAAGGAAGGGTTAAAGCCCGATCGGCTGGCAGTGATCCGGGCGAAGGGTGACAGCATGGAGCCCACCATCTCTGATAACGACATCATCTTGCTGCACATGGCCAACGGCGATGCGCCGAGGGATGGGCTGCATGTGATTCGGATGGAAGGCGGGCTGTTCGTGAAGCGCCTGCAGTTCTCGCCCCTGGGTGACGTGAAGGTGGTCAGCGATAACCCCACCTATCAGTCTTGGGAATTCACCAAAGAACAACGGGCAGACCTGCATGTGGTTGGCCGGGTGGTCTGGGCTGGCAAGAAATTCTAAGGATGAACCGATGAAACCGATGAAAGCAATTTTCACAGCTTGTCTGTTGCTGGCCTCTGTAGGTGCACAAGCAGCACCTGAAAAATTTAAGTCTGTGGATCAGATGATGGAAGAGTTCGGCGATTTTACGAAGGAGAAAAACGGCTATGAGCTGATCTCCAAGTCTCCTCTTCACATCCGGGTTTCTGCACTGACTGTGCCTAATGATTTAGCCGATACAGTCCAGGCCAGCAATCAGCGGGCGTTGGTGTATGGGGTTTACCGGACTTTCATCAACACAAACGCTGACAAGGTGACGGTAACAGCCATCCCTGCCCAGATTATCCTTGATGGCAACCACAAGCGGCCCACCTTGCTAAACGACATCAAGCTGACCGTGACCAAAACACGGCAGCAGGCGATGCAGGACATCAGCCGCTTTATGAAAATAAAGAGCATGAGTGAGCTGGTTGACCAAGATGACTTCTGGACAGAGCAATTTGAGAACGACGTGTATTACAACAAAGTCAAGCTGCCCCAGTTGGTTAAGGTGATGACCAGCAAAAAATGACCGTTCGCAAACTCGCCGATGGTTCAACTAACCCCTGGTTGGTAGAGGTTTACCCTCAGGGGCGTTCCGGCCCCCGCAAGAGAAAGCGCTTTGTCACCAAGGGCGAGGCCGTTGCTTGGGAGCGCTTCATCCTAGATGAACATCAGGCCAAGCCTTGGTTGGGGCAGGAGGCAAAAGAGCATCGCACCCTGCAAGAGCTGATCGATCTCTGGTACAAGCTTCATGGGCAAACCCTCAAGCGCAATCAGGTCAGGCTGGCCAAGCTGCAGATCATCTGCAACGGCATGGGCAACCCCAAGGCGATCGATATCACCCCGTCGATGTGGGCGCACTATCGGGCCAAACGGATGGCCGGTGAGATCGACAACGGTTGGAACGTGGGGGCCAAGAAGGCGATCACCGCCCGAACGGTCAATCAGGAGCTGGCCTTTCTCAAGGCTGTGTTTGGGGAGCTGATTCGGTTGGGCGAGTGGCAGCATGCCCACCCGTTGCAAACGACGATGAGCATCAAGACCCCCGACACTGAAATGACCTTCTTACAACCGGCCCAGATTGCCGAGTTGCTTCATGCTGCCCAGCAATACCACAACCCTGACCTGGTGCTCATCATCAAGATCTGCTTGGCGACGGGGTCCCGCTGGCGAGAAGCCGAGGCGCTGACGACTTCGCAGGTGACGCCGTTCCGCATCACCTATACCAACACCAAAGGCAAGAAAAACCGGACAGTCCCGATCAGCCAGGCGCTTTACGGTGAACTGATGACCGGTGATAGAAGTGGTCGGTTGTTCAAACCCTGTTATCTTGACTTCGGGCGGGCATTGAAAACGACTGGGATTGAGTTACCGGATGGGCAGCTCACCCATGTGCTGCGGCATACCTTCGCCAGCCATTTCATGATGAATGGTGGAAACATCCTCGTACTGCAGAAGATTTTGGGTCATGCCAATATCAAGGACACGATGCGCTACGCCCATTTTGCACCTGATCACCTGGAAGAAGCCGCCAGGTTAAACCCGCTAGAGCAGTGGCGACAAAGTGGCGACAGAGCTTTTGATTATGACCCCTAA